AGCATTGTATGGGCTTTATCAGTTCCCGGGATTCAGATTTATCTATTTAGACGGAAGTATGCTGACATTGAAAAGAATCATCTTTTCGGGCCAAGTGGGTATGCGGCTCTACTTGATCCGATGATAAAGAAGAAAAAAGTAAAAATAAACTATTCTAATTTAAGGATAGATTTTGCAAATAAATCACAGATACATATGTGTCACTGTAATCATCCGCATGATGTTATGAACTATCAGGGTGCGGAAATTCATGTATTGCTTATAGATGAATCTACACACTTTACAAAAGATATGTATAAGTTTCTAAGATCAAGAGTTAGACTTGGTGGATTTAAACTAGATTATGATGGATTGCAAAAGTCATTTCCATTTATGAAGAAAGGATTCTTTCCAAGAATATTAATGGGAACAAATCCGGGCGGAATTTCTCACAGTTTCTTTAAATCTTCTTTTGTAGATGCCCAACCACCTCTCACAGTTTGGAAGACTCCGAGACTAGAAGGAGGTATGAGAAGACAGTACATACCTGCACTAATCTACGAGAATCCATTTCTATTAGATGAAGATCCCGAATATGTGGAAAGACTGCAGGGTTTAGGTGATCCCGGATTAGTACGAGCCATGTTAGACGGTGATTGGGATATTGTTTCTGGCGGTGCACTGGATGATATTTGGAGAAGAGATACACATGTTATTGAACCTTTCGAAGTGCCTCATTCATGGTATATAGATAGAACATTTGACTGGGGATCAAGTAAACCCTTCTCAGTATGTTATTGGGCAGAATCTGATGGCACGGAAGTAAAACAAAAAGATGGAACTATTAGAAATTATCCAGCAGGGACTATATTTTTAATAGGTGAGATATATGGTTGGAACGGCAGCCCAAATGAGGGGTGTAAAAAATCAGCCAGAGAAATTGGTGCATGGATGAAAGCCTATGAAGAGTCTGCTCCTTGGGGGCATAGAATTCAGGCAGGATCTGCAGATAATACTATATTTGATGCATTGAGAATAAAAGATGACACACAAACTATGCATGATAATGTACTCATAGGGTACAATGGTTTGTCTGAGGGAGATATAGAAAAACTAGGATTGTTTGGATATGAAGATGAATTGTTCATACGATCAGATAAATCCCCGGGAAGTAGAAAGAAAGGGTTGGAGCTAATAAGAAGTTATTTAAAAGCATCATTATCTGTACCAGTGGAAGAACGCGCTTTCTTTGTATTCAATACATGTATACAATTTATAAGGACTGTACCAATTATACCACGGAGTGAAACTGATCCTGAAGATGTGGACACAAAGTCTGAGGATCATATTTTTGATGCTGTTCGATACAGACTATTTAATAGATTACATGGATTTGAACACGTAGAAATATTGGGAATTTAATAAACAAAAGAGGATCAAATGGGAAAATTATTAGAAAATGTAAAGGCAGGAGATATATTAGATATTAACATAGCATACACGCACCCAGATTACAATAAAATGAAACCTGTATGGGCAAAATGTAGGGATGCTGTAGAGGGTGAAGAAGCTATAAAAGCAAAAGGTGTAGACTATTTATCAAAATTGAATGGACAATCCTCTACAGAGTATGCAAGTTATTTAGATAGATCACAGTGGTTTGGTGCTACAGGCAGAACTGTAGAATCTTATTTGGGTATGTTATTCAGAAAATCACCTGTGATGGATTATAAATCAAAGGGCGAAAAAGTAAATGATGAATTAAAATCTACACTGGATGCGTTTTACAAAGTAGTTACATATGATGGTAAATCTCATCTTGATTTTTTACGTAACACTTGTGAAGAACTTATAATAACAAATAAAGTAGGGGTTTTGGTGGATTTCCCATTAGTTGATGAAGAAAATTATTTGAGTCAATATCAGTACGATGAGCAAAATCTAAAACCACTTATATCTACTTACAAAGCGGAATCCATAATAAATTGGCATTGGGATATAATTGACAATCAAGTAGTCCCTATAATGTTTGTATTACAAGAGGACATATATACGGATGTAGGTGCGGGCATGTTTAATAGCACACCTGATAAGATTTATAGGATTTTATATTTAGAAAATCATAAATCACCAGAAAGAAGATATAAACAAATAATGATTAGATCAGAGAATGCATATAATTTAGAAAATGATCAATCACAATATAAAGTGCAGTCAGTGATATATCCACAAATGGATGGTAAATATTTGAATTATATACCATTTTTTGTATTAACTGAAAAAGGTCTGGATTATAGGGCAAACACATCATCTATGATAAATGATTTAGTAAATGTAAATATAGGTCATTATAGAAACAGTGCAGATTGGGAAAATGAATTGCACTGGGTTGGTTGTAAAACATTATACTTGCCGGGATGGAATACAAAAAAATATGGTAAACCTAGAATAGGTGGAGCTATGGCAGGCCCTCGGGACAGTGAGCCAAAGTTAATAGAAGCAACGTCAGATTCAGGGCTTAAAGATGAGATGAAATTAAAAGAAGAACGAATGTCTATTTTAGGTGCTGAAAGGATATCTCAAAAAGGCAGATACATTCCTTCGGCAGAAACTGCAAAAATAAATAGTACATCAGAAAGTTCTACTTTAAGTAATCTATCTAGGACTGTATCAGAAATGGGATCAAAAATATTTACATTTATACTGTCATGGGCACAACCTTCGCAGGAACTTATAAATGTATCTGTTATGGTAAATACAGATTTTTATCAGGATGATATAAACGGTGATGAACTATTAAAATGGATTCAAGCATATCAGACAGGTGGCATATCATTTGATGCATATTATTACAATATGGAAAGAAAAGAAGCATTCCCTAGTGATTGGTCTAAAGAAAAAGAAGTAGAAGCTATACAGAATAATGTGGCATCTGCATTGGATGGCACAGATGAAAAGATGATAGATTTACAAATGCAGATAGATGATCTTAAAGACACTAAAATTAAGAAAAAAGAGGAAGAAATACATGCCAGCAAAGAGGGGAAAGGACAGTAAAGGATACTTCTATAGATGGGGTAAAAAAGGCAAAAAATATAGATATAAAAATCCAGAAGATAGGAAAAGGGCCAAGAAAAAAGCTGAAAAGCAAGGCAGAGCTGCTTATGCTTCAGGATATAAAGGATAAATAAATGAACAGAAATTGTAAACATTATGATTTCGGTGATACTGCCCCAAGTACATATGGGGCATATTGTAAAAAACATAAAATGTTTTTTTATGATAAGAAATCAGAAAATGGCAAAATTACTTTGCCTGATTGTAAACAATGCACAGAATATGAGGTATTAAATGGCAAAGAATGTGAATCAGGAAATGATGCAGCTATTGATAGCACATCAACATCAAGTAGAGCGATTTAAAACATATGAATTAAAAAAAGTACAAGTATTATTGAACAGAATGGAAAAATCATTAAAGATATCACTTGCACAATATGGTGATGTGGATATTTGGACAGTACATCGTAAAAGAGCATTACTTAACGAAGTTAAAGTTATACAGAAAGCATATGCAGATGATATAAAAAATATGTTATTATCTGATATGGAGCAATTTACAGGACAAGAATCAATATATTATACAAATACTATAAATGATATGTTAGATTCTTTAGCATTAAAAATAACAACAGTAAGTATAACTCCTGAGAAAATATATGCAGTAGCAACAAACTCTCCTGTACTTTTTAATACGGGGGAGACTTATACTATAAAACAGTTGATTAAAAATTTCACAAATAAAAATATAAGTTATATAAATCAAACATTAAAACAAGGATTTATTCTGAGTGAAAATGGCAGTGAAATAAGTAGAAAATTATTTGGGCCTTCAGGACTATATTTAAGAAGCAGACGAGAAGCAGATACTTTAGTCAGAACTACTATAGGACATTATTCTAGTAGGGCTAAAAATGGAGTGTATAAAGCTAATATGCACATAATAAAAGGGTATCAATGGGTGGCAATTCTAGATAATAGAACTACACCAATATGTCAAAATCTAGATGGAAAAGTATGGTATTATGACGCTCCCGAAAAATCAACTTTACCGGGAGAAATTCAAACCCCGTATCATTTTAATTGCCGTTCCGTAACTGTACCTGTAACAAAATCATGGAAAGAATTAGGTATACCTTTGGAAGAACTTCCAGCAGGAACAAGAGCATCTATGAATGGGCAAGTGCCATCCACCATGAATTATAAAGAATGGTTAGAAACTCAGAGTAGTACTATTCAAAGAGATGTATTAGGTACTACACGTTATGATATGTGGAAATCAGGAGAAATACAGATAAGAGATTTCTATAGTAGGGATAATCGTTATTATACATTAAAAGAGTTAGCTGAAAAAGGTTATAAAATACCTAATAGATACAAAAATAATTAGGGGGAGTCATTTGAGCACATTTGAATTCATATCAAATGAATGTAAAGAGAGTAAATATGATAGACATTTAGTATTAGATAAATATAATAGTTTCAAAAATACTACAGGTTCAAATATGACATTTACATCATATAGAAAAAGAGTAAATGAAGTATTTGAAATAGTAACTATGCATGTGGATAAAGATAGTGTTGTTGATCAGGATCTGTTTGAGGAAACAGTTAAATTGGCTAAAGACAAACAAAAATTACAAGATCTAATTAGAATCAATAGAAAAATAAATAGAGAAACTTTTAGATGTGTGAATGTACTTGAAGCTTATTCAGATGGTATAAAAGTAGAACTGGAAAAAGCATCGTTAGCAATAAATACAAAGACACATGAAATCAAAGATACAAATGAGTATATCGCAATTCTTAATATAGCTGACCTGCATATAGGGGAAACAATTGAACAAAGCAACAATGAATTCAATTTATCTATTGTTGCTAAACGTCTGCAGAAAATGGTACAGAAAACAATAATGTTCTTGAACGCATATGGAATTACCAATGTGTTAATAACATTAAATGGCGACATCATAAACAATGATACTATATTGGACAAACAATTAACTAATGCAGAACACAAAAGTAAATGCACATTACAAGCAGCGCATTTATTAGAGCAGGTAATTATAGATCTAAATAAAGTAGCAAATGTTACCATAGCAAGTGTAGTGGGGAATGAATCTAGAATTGATATGTTTATGCCTAACGATAACAGATTAGTGACACACAATTATGATTGGACTATTTATAACATACTGAAAATTTTATTTAAAGATAAATCTGGGGTATCGTTTTTAGGTGGTGGATCAGTGGAAAAAGTTATAAATATAAATGGAAATAATATATTGATGGTGCATGGAAATAATCTTCGCGGTGGTATAGATAAAGCTATGAAAGGTATTATATCTAAATATGCTCTACAAGGTATTCAATTAAGATTTATACTGACAGGACATATTCATGAAACATATGTTTCTTCTTTTATTAGTCGAGGAGCAGGATTGCCCGGGGCAAACGCTTATGCACACAATGGCAATATGTTGGGAAGAGCAGGATTAAACTTATCATTAATGTCGACTAAAGGTGACATTGATACAGTGGCTATAGATTTACAAAATTGTGATGATTACATAGGATATAATTTAGTAACTGAATGGGAATCAGAACAGGAAGCAGAAAAAGAAAAACATAATGCAATAATCATGAAAGTTTTAATATAATTTTATAATTGAACACATATACTGAAACCTGATATGTGATATAATGCATACATATCACTCGGAGAGAGATATAAAAGTTTAGGTAGTTAATCGGCTGGGCTGATTAAAAATAAATACTCGGGGAGTACGGTAATATGAATGAAATAATAAAATGGATTAAACAGCATCTTTCAGAAGAAGCTGCGGGCAACGGAAGTTTGATGACTGAGTTATCAAGTAAGATAGAAAAATATTCTGAATCAACAATTTCAGAAGCATTAGAAAAGAAAGCAGAAATACTTTCAGAAAAGAAAAAGCTTCAAACGAAATACAAAGAAGTGGAATTGGAATTAGAATCACTTAAAAAAATAGTAAGTGAGTTTGAAACAAAAGGAATTTCTGAAAAAGCAATAAATGATTTAAAAACACAGATTGCTTCACTTGAAGCATCTAGCACAAGTCCCGAGGACTTGAAAGAAAAAGAACAGAGTATGTTCAAAGCTGGAAGAGAAGATTTTGAAAAAGAATTTTCACCCAAATTAGAAGAAGAAAAAACCAAAGCAGTTAAAGCCACTGATGACCTCACTACGTTCAAAAATAAGTATGTACAACGTGCAGCACAGAACGAATTAGATCAGGCATTAGTAGATATGAAAATTGACTCAGATAAATACTGGAAGAAAGGATTATTCAACGATACAGAAGTTGAATACGATTTAGAAACTGACAAAGTCAGTGTATCCATAAAAACTGAATCAGGTACTATGCCTCTTAAGGATTGGATTACTTGGTATCCGACCACAGAGGAGGGAAAGCGAAAAATTAAAGCTCCCAACAACAAAGGTGGTGGTGCACTTGGCGGTTCTTCTTCTCATCAGGGCGAGGATACAGATGACGCTATTGTAGATACAAAAACGTTATTTGACAATCTTTTTCCAACAGCATAACATAACAAATAATTTTGGAGGACAATAAATGGCAATCAAGAATACATTTAGAGAAGTAGCAATCAAGAATAGCAAGAAACAGCCTATAATGGTGGATCAGTTACTTGAAGAAGCACCTATTCTCGACATGATTCCATTCGAAGCTAGTACAGATGGTACTACAAATGTATATGAGGAACTGAACAGTGTAACTGGTGCAGGAATGGTAGATTTAGATGATGAACTTCCTGAAGTTGATTCAGACTCTAAACTCAAACAGATAGACTTATCAGTAATCGGTGGTAGGATGTTTGTACCCGAGGACAAAGCCAAAAAACTTGGTGGAGCAGCGGCATATTTTAATAAAAAATATCCAGCAATCCTCAGACAGACAGGAATGGATGCAGAGCAGACTATTCTCTATAACAACATCAGAGCAAAATCTCTGGCAAATGGTCTTGGCGAACATGCAATCAATGCTGGTGGTGTGGGTAATACAAACTATACCGTACTTGCAGTAAAATGGGTTCCTGGAGAGACTACAGGTCTTTATGATCCTACAGGATTTGGTAAGGGACTTCTCATGGATATGGAAGCTATCAATGGCGGTCAGCTTTATGAATCAAGCGTTACTTTTGATGATAGTAGAACAAAAAAACTTCTCGGTTATGGTATGAGAATGAAAACCTATTTCGGTATTCAGCTTGCAAACGCAAGATATGTTTCATCTATTGTAAACATTGACATTGTAAACAGCAAGCTCCCAACAGAAGCACAGATTGATGATCTTATTGCATCTGTACGTGGTTCAATGGGTGGTTCAACATTCCTTTATATGCACCCTAAAGTTTATACTGCTTTTTTCAAATATAAATCAGATAAACTTGAATTACAGGTTGGAGACAAAGACATGACTAGATCATTCAATACATGGGATGGTATTCCTATCATGACTTCTTACAACTTCCTGAAGGGTACTGAACCTCTCGTAAGTTAATATAAGGGTGCGTAAGCACCCTTTTTATTAAAAATAATAATAAATTCTTGGAGGAATAAAATATGGCAGATTTAAAATCAAGTGTAATCAGTTCTGAAATCAAATCAGCTCCAGATTACCTTTTTTATGGTAAAACAATGCCAAACAACACTAATGTAGATTCTGCAGAAAAGCTCTTGGGTGGTACTCAGGATTCATTGGAAGTGGTTGTTATTGCAGCTACTGAGATTGCTCTTGCAGACACAAAAGTACTTACAATTATATTACAGAAAGCAACTGCTAAAGGCGGTTCTTATTCTACTGTATCAACATTGTATACTAAAACTGCATCAGGAGCAGAAACTATCGCTGCTGGTACTGAACTAGCTAGATACACTATTAACAGAATTGATGGACTGTGGTTCAAATTGAACATTGCAACAACTGACACACAGGAATCAGGGACTATTACAGCTTATCCAGCATATGTGTCAAGATAAAAACTATGGGAGGGCTTAAAGTCCTCCCTTTTTACGTTAGGGGGAGAATATGAAAATTTTTATGTGTGGTAAATGTATTAGTTGGTTTGATACCACAGGGGAATTAAAAGCACATATCTGTGCAGTAGAAATACAGAAAAGAGAAAAAGCCGAAAAATTGGTGAAAGAAAAATTAGAAGTAGCTGAATTAGTTACAGAAGCGGTTGTAGATGCAAAAATAAAAGCAGAGGATGCCATTACAGATTCTGTAGCAGCAGGGGTTAATATAATCATTCCAAAAACTATTCTGGATGATGCAGATGATATTGTGGATAATTTTGATGAAATACCTTTAGAATTAGAAGAGGAAGTTCCACCCAGAGAAGCTTTAATGGCTGAAGCTAAAAGTTTTGGTATAGACGGCAGAACACTTAAAAATAAGACTGATGAAGAAGTTTTAGAAATAATTAAGGAAGCAAGAATAAACTAAATTGAAGTAGGTATACAAAATGGCTAAGATAAATGAGTTTTTACAGAATAATTTACTTTTATGCTTCATCTTAATATTTATCGTTTCTGGTATTTTATTTTCTTTGACTTTAGGAGACAAAAACTTAAGAGTTAGCGCTGGAGATATATCTGTAATTATTGAAGATAATGGGAAAGAAGTAAAGACTACTATGCAAGATGCCTTTGAAAGTATGCAACGAGAAAACAAAAAACTTAAGAAGAATATGGCTTTTCCAGCGGTGTTTGATATAAAAAAAATTCCATTATATGAAATAATGACGTTCCAAGGGAAGATATTAAGAGAAACCGATGCCATGTATGTTTATATGTATGGTTATAATTATCCATATGGGGCTAATCAAAAGTTCCCATTAAATGTGGGTGGAGTAATATATAGTGGAAAAACAGGAAAAGATAGATTATTAGTAGATCATGAAAATGATAGATTTTCTAATAATATTATAG